TGGTGGGCAACCGCATGACGGCGCGTGCGCGCAAGGCGCTCACCGAGGACGGGCTGTTCAAGGACGGCAAACTGATCGACCAAGAGGGCTGGATCTCCAACAATTTCGACTGGACCCAGCACCACATTCGACCGTTGCTCGAAAAGCAGGGAGTGAAATTCGGCGAGGACATGAGCGAGGAGGACAAGGCCAAGGCGGTCAAGTTCACCTCGGCCCACTTTTCGGCAAAGAACGCCGCGGACCTGGTGCTGACCAATCTTCTGGATCAGCCGCTGGTGGAGCGCGCGAGGAGCCGCCACACAGTCGGCCTCGAGAAGATGGACGAGCTCCAGCGCAAGGATGCAGGGCTCGCCTTCGAAGGCGTCAAGAAGCAGCTCCTCGACGCCAGCACCGCAGTGGCGAAAATCGGCCCGGTGGTCGACGCCATGAACAATGTCGCATCTCAACTAGGCCGCTTCACGAACTCTCTCGAAAAGGGCGAATTGCCGAAAGACAGCCCGTTCGGCCGCTGGCGGGACAAGCTCAGCAAGACCGGCTCGGGGGTAGACCAGACTGAATTGAACTACCGTGACAATCTGGGCGCCCAGGCCGATGAAATCGACGGCAAGCTGGGCACCCCCGGTTATCTTGACGACGCGACCGCCCGCAAGCTGCGCTTGCGCCGGTTCGACCTGCAGTCCGGCATCGACCAATCGAACAACGCCGCGACCATGCCTTCGATCTATTCCGACGCCGAAATGGAGCAGTGGCAGGAGCGCGCTCGCGAGCATAATCGCGGCAACTACGGCTCGCGGCCAAACGCTCCGAGCATCCCCACGCCGACGCCGCGTCCTGCGGAAGCCGGCGCAGGCGGAATGCCGCCTGTGCAGACGCTCGAGGGCGCAACGGTTCAGGCCAACGTGACCGGCGAAGTGCACGGCGAGCTGAAGCAGACGCTTGTGGTAGAAGCAGGCGAGTATCTCAAGGCACTTGTGCAGAAGATGGAAAACGGCATCAAGCTGATCGGCTCTCTCAGCAACAACGGCCCTGGGTCGACCGGGAAATCGTCGCCTGACGCCTCCGCGCCGGCGGTAGGCTTTAACGGGGTGCCATGATGACAGCCGTCCCCGCGAGCACGGCGTCGGACCCGCTCCAAAATTTGCAAGACCGCTATGACCGTCTCGCGGTGCGTCAGCTGGTCAGTGAAGTGATTTTTGCGACCACCGTCGGGTTCGTTCTTCGATCGGCTAACGACGATCTCCGGGCTCAGTTGTTGGAAGAATTGCGGAAGAGCATATCGGTAAAGGCCGAGAGTTTTGCAAATCCAGCGAAGGCCGAATTGATGGCGCTTGAGATGGAGGAGGCTGCGGCGCAGCTGCTGGATCAGATCGAGCGCTTTGCAAGGCACGAGCTTTCCTAAAGATTATTGACGTGTATCCGACGCCCGATGTTCCTATTGTGAGCATCTGATCCCGCCGCACCCAATTTAACCTCAGCAATGCGTGTAATATCCTATCGACGACGGTCTAAAGTTGTCGAAATTCGAGGGTTTTTGTGCACAACCGCCGGTTTATCAGTTGGCTTTCCAGGGCTTCCCGTTAGTCTGATTGCGCAATGAAGATCATCTCCATCCGTCAGCCCTGGGCCTCTCTCATTGTGCAGGGCTTTAAGGACGTCGAGAACCGCACCTGGCTGACGCGCTATCGCGGTCCTGTGCTTGTCCACGCATCGTTGAGGGCGGACGCGGTAACTGCGGAGGAGATCGAGCGCCGCTTTGAAGTGCATCTGCCAGCGGAGCGACAGCTCGGCGGTATCGTCGGCGTCGTGGAGCTCGTGGACTGCGTGCGGCCGCACACCAGCAAATGGTACGCCCCTGGCTGCTATGGCTTTGTGCTCGCGAACGCTCGGCCGCTACCTTTCGTCCGTTGGAAGGGCGCGCTCTCGCTGCGGACCGCGCCTTCGGACTTGCTAGAGCTGATCCTCGATCATGCGGGTCCGCAAAACGCTTTCGCAGAAGCTGATGCGGCCGAAGGTCTCTAGAATAACTCTAACCTACATAACGTAGTTCTTCGCGCTGAGATCATTAGCGAAGGATTTGGCTTGTCATTGCCAGCGGTGTTCATCGCAATCACCTGCGCGCCTACAGAACGTAGTATTCCACAGCTTCAAATCGTAGGAGGCTTTTTGCTTTGGCATCGGCAGGCCTTCCACTAAGCAGTCACTGTCAATGAAAGTAAGGAAATCGTCGATGAATAAGCTAAAGCCACTGAACCTTCCTAGGGGAGAGCATGACGATGTGCTGCTAGGCGAACTCAGGGAAATGGTCGAAACATGGAGCGCAGTTGCAGTCGAGCTAGATGCTCACGTGATGGAGGTCTACGGTAGAGAGGCCGGCCGCAGCATCGCCGATGTGGTGCCAACACTTGCCTATGCGCATATTGCAAAGGCTGCCTTTGGACTTTCCGCGGCGGCCGACAGCACGACGGCCGATTTCGATACGGTCGAATTTGGCAATCGCTGCGCGGCAATCGCGCGCGAGCAGATGCAGCGGTATAGCGAACACCGCGAGCAGTAGACTTCAAGAAACGAAAAGGAGATCAAGCCAACAGGGGGGCGGCGGTGAGAACCGCCGCCCCAATTGCCTTCAGGCCGTTTTCATCACCAGTCGATAGCTTCAGAGCTCTGCGTCTGAGGTAGCTTCATCCACTTCGGAACGATCATGATTTCGCTGCCGCTGCGTCTCTCGGAAGCCGCATAGCGCAACCCGAACGGCCTTATGGTGGCCCATCCTCGATAGAGTTGCCTGATCTCTCTGCAATCGTCGTAGGTCAGCACCCAAGCATCGTTGACCATTGAACGCAGCTGATCCGCAAGACGCTTATGGTATTCCTTATCGAGGGCGTTGAGGTAGAGCGTTTTGCCCTTATCGAAATAGGGCGGGTCGATGAAATAAAATGTGCGCGAAGCGTCCTGACCTTTCACGAAATCAATGCCGTCTTTGTCGGTGACGAATATTCGGTCGCGATACTCTGCGATCTTTCGACAGCGGCGGTGAAGTTCTTCCTTGTTGAAGCGAGCATTGATCAACCAATCGCCCGTTTGATTTATGCCGCCGATTGGTCCACCGTTCATGATGATGCCGGATCGATTGCAGCGATTTAGGTAAAAGGCGGAAAACCCGCGGGTAAGTCGAGACAATCGGCCATCGTTCGATCGATAGGTGTCGCGCTGGCGGCGCCACTCAGCCATGCTAACGCGCGTTTTCTTCAACAGCTTGGAGAACTGCTCCGGTCGGTTCGTCAGCGACCACCAGAAATCGTAGATTGACACGTCAGCGTCGTTGATGTGGATTTCGGACGTTTCCTCTCGGAAAAGAAGTGAGAGCGACGCGCCGGCGCCGCCGGCGAAGGGCTCTGCAACCGAGTGTGAACCAAGGCCGTTCAGTTTGCGGATTTGGCCCAGAAGCCCGGCCATGGCCGCCTTGCCGCCGGGGTATCGAAGTGGGCTCGCTTGGCTCATTTGCCTAGATCTTCTTCGTCATCGGCTTCTAACATCAACCGGAATAGTGGTTCGGTTCGCAACCAGAATTGCCAGATATCGCGTTCGCTAGGCAAGTCCCCCGACTGATGAATGAACGCGTGAAGTTCACTCAAGGAGAATGGCGCGGCTGCGTCGTAGCGCAGCGCCTTCTCCACCTTGTTTGCGTCCGATGCGTCCAGCTTTTCCTTCGCGATCTTGGTGATCGCTGGAGCCATTTGCTTCATCTGCGGTACGCCGTAAGGCAACTTGCCCTTGCCGCCGAGCCTTTCGATCAACGACTTCATCTGCCCCGTTCTGTCGAGATAGCTGGTTACGGCAAGCTCAAAGAAGACACGCATCAGCACGGCGCCAGCATTCGGAAATTCGCTGCGCTTCAAGCGCACAAGTTCGGACCGGATGTCGACAAGGCGCTCTGACCCATGCCGAACCTTGAAGTCGCGAGGCAACACGGTTGTTGAGACCGATTTCGCTTTCTTCGCTGCAGGGCGCGCCGGGGCCGCTTTGGCCGGCGATGCGACCGACTTCCCTTCGATGATGTCGGCGGGAACAAATGTGGCCTTCTTCTTCGCCGGCCTCTCGCTTGGCTTCCAACTCTTGAAGTAGTTTTCGATATCTTCACTTGTATTCAGGGTGCGGGACGATTGTGTGCCTAGCGCGACGTCCGAAACAAGCTTGCTGAAGGCTTTGACGAATTCTGGCTTCGCGGTTGTGATCCGAATGCCGTGATCGCCGTCCTTCTCGACATGCAAATGTTGGCGTCCGACGGAACTGTCGATCACTCTGCCGAGCGTTGTGAAGATTTTCGCCCGCGGGCTGTCCAGCTTGGCCTTGATCTCCTCCGGCAGCGGCAGCGACCTGGCCATGTCGGCAATTGCTCTGGTCTGTCGCGCGCTCTGGATGTCAGCGATTGAAAACCCGAGTTCATCGCGTAATTCGTCGTTATCGTACCCCTCGGTTAACTTTTCGAGAATGAAGCTTGCTCTGTTCTCAGCCTGCCAAGCGAGCACCGGCGTTCCGATATGCCGGCCAGCGATCTGCCGATCGGTGGCACGGCGATCGGGCGCGATAGTTACAGGTACGGAGGCTAGCGATTGAGGGTCTATGATTTTCCGGGCGATCTTTTCGATCTGGCGCTGCTGTGCCCCATCGAGGAGCCCGGGTTCTCGCAATGCTTTGAGCGCTGCCAGCCGCCGGTTGCCTTCGACGACGACTAGACGGTCGTTTTCGCTGACGGCCAAAAGAGGTTCGTTGGGAAAGAAGCCTCGGGTCGCGATGCTTTCGGCCACTTCTAGGGCCTTATCGTGCTCAAAAAGGTACTGAATGATTTCACGTGGCGCCTGCGCCAGCGTCTCGCGCCCCAAGCGCGGATTCTTCGGATCAAGATGAAGGCTCGCGACGCTCACGCGTCTCGTTGTCCAATCAGCGCCAGCCATGTTTGCAATCCCCCCGACCTGCCCGGATGATGCTGCAACTTTTGGGCGCGGCGCAATTGATCAAAAGCAGGTATGCCCTAGAATGCTTTCGTTTTCCCGGCAAAACTCCGCCCGCCTTCGCGCGCTGTTGGTATTTGGGTTGGTATCACGCCGAGTTATTCGGAGAATATACCATACTTATCAATAGGTTATGTACGTTTAGCGGTCCTCTCAACCGGCACCATTTGACTATTCACCAGCTTTCGCTAGTCTCCGTTTGAGTGACAAAAGTCGCTGAAATATAGACGTTTTTCCTTCGTCAGTGTTCGCTCCCCTTCGCCCGCCATCGCGTTTTTTGTTGGTATCTCCGTTGGTATGACCGAGACCCGGCTGAAGCGGTACCAACAACGGTTCGGGAAAAGCAAAAACAGGGAGACAGTCAGATGGCGTTGACGGACGTAGTCTGTCGAGCTGCCAAGAAAGCTGAAAAGCCATACAAATCGAGCGATGGCGGCGGCCTCTATTTGCTCGTTGAGACGGCAGGATCGCGGCTCTGGCGGCAGGCGTACCGCTTCGGCGGCAAGCAAAAGACAATCGCTTTGGGCGTCTATCCGCACGTCAGCCTCGCGGCCGCGCGCGACGCGCGCGACGCAAACAAGCGGATCCTGGCGGCAGGGATCGATCCATCTGAAAAACGGAAGGCGGATAAGCACGCCGCGACCGTAGCGCATCTGACGACATTCGACCGCATCGCTAAGGATTGGCTCGAAGATCAACGCAGCCTCACCGGCGGACTGGACGCGCCCAAAGATCAGCGCAGGCGGTCCCCAGAGACACTCGGAAAACTGGAATGGTTGCTATCGCTGGTTAGGCCCCAGCTCGGCAAGCTGGACGCGCGCACGTTGACGACAGCGCAGATTGTTGACGCGCTCGACCGCATAGGCGCCCGCGGCCAACGTGACACAGCCCACCGCTGCCGCGCGACCGTCAGCCGCGTGCTTGCCCGTGCGGCCCGGCGCGGCGCCATCCCGATCAACCCGCTAGGCGATACCAGAAACGGCGACATTGCGATTAGGGGTGCCAAGGCCGTACAGCACCACGCCAGCGTCACGGATGCGCGCGAAGGTGACCGCGACGGGGACGCCGCGCGCCGGTTTGGAAAGCTCCTCCGCGACGTGCGCGGCTACCACGGCGCTGCGCAAACCCGCATCGCACTCGAATTGCTCACGCTGACCGGACTTCGGCCAGGCGAACTGCGGCGGCTGCGCTGGTCTTGGGTCGACGCCGACGGCGAGGAGCCGGTTATCACATTGCCACCTTCCCTCATGAAGATGCGCAAGAGCCACACGGTTTACCTCAGCAGGCAAGCAGTGGCGTTGCTGGAGGAGCTTCGACAACTGACCGGATGGACGGCAGATGCCGAGCGCGCGGCTGCCGGCGCTGATTTCCTTTTCCCCTGCCAGCAACCGCGCCGCACGGTCGGAAAGGATGGGCAGCCGGTCAAGCGCTCCCGCTATCGCACGCTATCGGAAAGCGCGATGAATTCGGCGCTGCGCCGGCTCGGCTACGCGAACAGCGACCACGTAGGTCACGGCTTCCGCAGCGCGTTCTCCACGTTGGCGAACGAAGCCCACGCCGCGCGCGCCGACGTCATTGAAACCGCGTTGAACCATATGGATGAGGATGCTGTGCGCGGCACGTACAACGATGCGGCGTACCACGAGCAGCGACGCCGACTGTCTCAATGGTGGGCCGACTATCTCGACGATCTCCGAGGGCTCGGCCGCGTGGTTCAGTTGAGAGCATGAACATGGTGCATCTCGGGAGCGAAGCACCAGCGACATTCGGCGATCGCAAGATGCGATGGTCTCTCAGCAGGATCGAACGGAGGCTTTGGGGGTCGAAGGTCGCGCCACCAGATTATATTCCAGCTCCGCCACCGGACTGGATCGCTTGGCAGGAGCCGAAGAAGCCAATCCCAATCGACGACTTCGTCACTGGCCTAATTCAGGGGAAGGTCCGCGGCCGCAACCGTATAATGAAAGTGCGGGACGCGCAGGCTTTCGGCGATCACTGTCCCTATGAGATCGCTCGCCGCTCCACCGTTTATGCACTATCTCGCGCGTGCAGCGAGCAGCGCAAAGCAGAGGCCGTGGCAAAGACAATCCGGTCGCCCTTGAGCGCCGCAAGTGAGCGTATGCGCAACCTCGACAAATTCGCTGGCGTCGCGGCTGAGTATGCCACCGATATAGCGCACGTCGCTAAGTTGGCGTCTCTACGAGTTGCCCACAACAAAATGCTAGAGCCCGACTTTTCCGGTCTACGCGCGTCGATGCGCGTCGCCGAGCTGCTCGAAGAACTGGACCAGCATCTCCCTTCAGCGAAAGCAGAAGTGACCGAGCTTCACTTGACGCTCTCGCAAGAGGTGAAGAACGCGGAGGATGCACAGAACGCTTGGCGCGTTGAATTTGTCTCCCGGCTTGGAGATACATGGATTTGGTTGGTCGGGGAGAAGCCGACTGCGCAAGGAGCCTTCGCTGAATTTATAGAGGCAGCGTGGAACAGTCTCGAGGAGCCTGCGCCGCGAGAGTGGCGATGGGAGAGCTCGATCAGGACGGCTATCAAGCGCAAGGGCGAGGTCTGGCAGGTCCAGACGCACCCTCTCCCGAAATAGCTGGGGGGTGCGTCCTTATCGAATGCTCCAATGTTCTGTAGGTCCGATTTCGTACACACAACGAACGTGGACGGGCCAATGCGGAAGAACACGAAAAGCGGTGGTCGGGTGCAAGACGCGACGACCGGCACCAATCCTCTGAGCATCGAACAGCAAATTGAGCCAGATCACGATCTGGACATGAGCTACGAGGACTTCGTCAAGGCGCACAGCCTCGCTCCGCTCAACGACATCAAGACAGCCTGCCGCGTTGCGAACGTCGGCATGACGAGGTTCTACGAACTCGTGGCGGAGGGGGTATTTGTGCTGGTCCCAAATGGCAGCCGGCGAAACGTCGCAGCCAAAAACCTTCACGAATATTACAGGACGCTGATCGCGGTGGTGCGCTCCCGCGCAGCATAATTCCTGTGTTGCAGCCGCCGACGAGGCAGTCTCCGTCGGCGGGCGCAGGAGCGCCGCGAGCCGGACGTACGCTCGCGGCGCGCCCCACGGTGCCGCCCAGGTCTCCGGGCCTGGGCGGCACCCCCAACTTCACCACCGCGCCGCGCATCAGCCCAACAGCCACAGGAGGTAGAATTTATGGGTGAAATTATACAGTTTCGGCCCACGCTGCGATGCGGGGTGACCGAGCCGAACCGGACAGGTGCGCCTGGCGGCGTCCTTCTGACCGAAATCGAGAACTTGTTCTTTGACGTGTTCTGGAAACAGCTACACGAACACGGCGCAGAAGCTCCACCCGAATTGAACTTGCCTCGCGGAACGCGCGTCGTGCACCGTGTGATTGTGAGCAAGGCCTATCGCATCAGCTTCGCAGAAGGCTCGCAACCAGTCTCGGACAACACCGTCAAGAGCCGATGGTCGCGATCTACCAAGCGGCTGCGCACCGACAAGGTCATTGCTTTCCAAGAGCCGTACTTCTGGTGGACGGGCAAGCCGGTGCTCGGCAAGCCCGCCACGCAACAGCATCGACCGGGAGGCGCAGCATGAGCGTTCCTGTGAACCTCAACGATGGCGCGCATGTGGACGCTGCCAGCGGGGTGGCGGAACAATTTGATGAAGCGCAGGAAGCCACCGCACTGTCGAGTTCGGCCGACGAGATCGAATTCGACGACGACGGTTTGGACGACATTCCGTTCGATGACGACAGATACAGCCCAATTACGCCAGAGATTTGGAAGGGCACGCTGCCGTCTCCGCAACGGTGGCTGGCCGATGGTCGAGTACCCAACAACGACGTGACTATCCTGACTGGCGATGGCGGCAGCGGAAAAACCGAGATCGCCGTGCAGCTCCTGATCTGCGTTGCGGGCGGCCTCGGCGACTGGTTGGGCTCTGTGGTAAAAGATGGGCCAGCGCTGTTCATCAGTTGCGAAGATCCAGAACACAACATCCGAGATCGCGTCGAGCGCATCTCGAAGCATCGTGACATAGATCTTCACAGTCTCGTCGACCTACACCTCCTATTTCCCGACTTGGACGCGACGTGGCTCGTTCACGCCGACAGGGATGGTAGGCTGAGCAAAGCCCAGCTTATGAATTGGCTGGAGGTCTGGATCGCCGAACATGAGCCCCGGTTGGTGGTGATCGACAGCGTCGCGGCGGTATTTGATGGTGAGGCGATCGCACGTCGCCAAGTCCGCGCCTTCCTGGCGATGTTGCGCAAGATCGCCCGACAGTACGACGTCGCCATTCTGTTGCTCGACCATCCATCGGTGCGCGGTATGGCCGATGGCAGCGGAACGGCAAATTCCGTCGATTGGCGGAACTCCGTGCGGTCGATGCTGCACCTGATGAGCCCGGACAAGAACGACCAGGACGCCCGCACGCTCGAACTCAAGAAAAGCAACCGAGGCCGATCAGGCGAGAAAGTGGCTCTGCGCTGGACTGGGCTGACGTTCACCACCGAGACTGAGACCGCTGCTTCGCCGCAGCGCGCTGCAGCCGAACGCGCCGTTGATGACCTCTTCCTGCGGCTGCTCGACAAGCGCCTCGCCCAAGGCCGGCCGGTGCACGCCAAGAGTGCCAAGGGAAGCGCACCGGCAGAGTTCGCCCTCGATCCCGAAGCCAACGGCGTGACCGCTGACGCGTTCCGGCTTGCTATGGAGCGCCTGTTCTCCGCTGGCAAGGTCGTCACCGTGGAAGTCGGACCGCCGTCGCGCCGCCGAGAGCACATCGACAGAGCGCCGGAATGACCTTCCAACAGGGGTACCAACGCGATTTCGGCCTTCCAACGCTACTGCCAACACCCCTACCAACGGACTTCCAACAGCTTCCAACAGGGGTGCCAACCGTGTGCTTCCAACCCCCCATACCCCCCGGCGTTGGAAGCGTCGTTCCAACGACCGCTTCGCTGAGGCTTCGCGGCGCGTTGAAACGTTCAGTTCGCGCGGCCAAGCGCCGCCAGGCGCGCTCGGGTCAGCGCGCGTTCTCCACAAGGTCTGAGCGGACGCTGACGCGCCGCTCGCCCTGCACTACCCCCTCTCGACCACAGCCCCCACATTGCAAACGCTGTAGCCGCCGCACCGGCGCCACGCCGCCGCCACCGTACTTTCACTGCGAACATGATGCACAGCGTGCGATCGTTGCGCGCGCATATCGCGCGCCTTTATCGCTGGCTCGGTCCCACCGTCCTCCGCATGATCTATGCGCGGGACGCGGGGACGCGTCACCGTCCACCCAATCAACGGGACGCGCACGCCTACGGCGTGCGCTGGTGCGCGTCGATTATCGGACAGTCTTTCCAGACGCGGACGGGAACGGACGCACCACACGCGTTCCCTGCGTCGTCCCGCGCGCATCTCGCAGGGTTTTTTTAAGTATCTGTTGGCCCGTTTTTTTCCATGCGAGCGCGACCCGCGCGACGTTTCTGCGTATTCGGCTTTTCAAAAAACTCAGTTTCCTTTCCTTCCGAGCGGTCGATGGCTAACGGGCCGCGCCGCCGAACTGGGTTCGCCGGTAGGCCGCTCGCGCTGAGGCGCGAGCTGCTCGCTGTCTTGGGGAAGGCCGACAACCTGACCGCTACCGAGCTTGCCGCATTTGCCTTCTCAGGACGGGTCTGCCGATCTCGAACGCCATCGTGCTCACCGGCGCAGCTCGCTTCGACGCGGCGGGCCCTGCGCCGCCTATTGGCTAACGGGCGCGTTGATGTGGTCGGCTACTGTCGACGGCACCGGCTTTTCGCGCTTACCGGCCGCACGGCGTTCCCACCGCTCGACGTGGGGGTACTCGATGGCTGACGGCGGCAGCCTCCAGAGCATCGCCGAGGTTGTCGAAGCTGGAGGCGAGCTGTCGGCGGAGCAGCGCCGCGTGGCCGCGGCGGCACTGCGCCAGGCGCTGATGCTGCCTGCGACCATCTTCGCCGAGCGGGACGCGCTGATCGTCGAATGCCGACGTCAATTCTTTCCGAGCCGCACCGACCACGATGCTGCCCACCAAATCGCCACGGAATGGCGGCGCTACGCGGCCGCCGGTTGGCGGCGCGAACGATCCTCTGAAACATGTCCCGCGCGTAACGTCGGAACGACCCGGGGGGCGCTCTGGGCGATCATGCGGATCTCTCCCCGGGTGCTAAGTGCCGAGCGGATCAGAAGAATAGTTGGTCATTTGAAGTGACCAATATGCCGCGTCAGGATGGTCTCGATCATCCCTTTTGGAGGAAAGACGTGACCAACGCAGACCTGATCGACCGGCCGACCGTTCCAACCACCGTCGAAGATAAGCTCGCGACTTTTCGCGACATCAGCAGTGAGCGCAATGCTGCGCAGCGCGGCAGTTCGGAGGAGATGCGCACAGCCCTCCATGATGTCCAAAGCGCGCAGGCGCGCATGCGGGTGCTGGAGCGCGACGGCCTGAAAGACAATCATCCCTCGGTCGTTGAGACGCGAGAAAAAGTTGCTCGCGGCGAGCGGGCCGTAGCTAAGTTCAGAGAACGGGTCGAGAAGCTGCGTCCAGGTTGGGAATGGGCGCACAGGCTATGCCAGCAGCTTGAGGGCTATGTCCGTGCGCACGCCGCCGGCGGCATCGCCTTGCATGCGGGTGAGACGCCGCAGCTCAGGGACGGCGAGAGGGCTCTGGATGGGCTCGATCGTGCCGCACGCCGCACTCGGACACTCCTTGCGGACCGCCGAGAAGTCCTTGCGGCGCCGTTCCCGTCGTCACTGGCAAAGAAGCTCGCGTGGAAGCAGATGGAGGGGCGCATCGAAGCGGCAAAGCCCGACGTCACCGGCCTGATCGACAGGTGCGAGCAGATCAAGTTTCCGGCGAACCGCGCATCCATCGAACAGCACGGCGGTTCGCAGGATGTTTACGCCAACGACCCCATTGGGACTTTGGGGTGGATCTTCCCGACCGAAGTTCGCGCCGCGATCGACAGAGAGATCGACGCGGTCAGCGATGACGAGATCGCGCTGTCCCCCGAAGAGCGAGCTGAACGCCTCGCACGGATCGACGGCGACCTTCTCGCATCTGAGCGCGAAGAAGCCGCTTTCGCAGAACTCGCTGGTTTGCTGCCTCGCGCAGATATTGATCCGCGTGCCGTGCTCCAGCTTGCCGGCTCGATGCCGGCACCCGAGCGGGATTAACGAGATCGGCCATGAGCAACACCGCCGTCACGTTCGAGCACCTCAGAGCGCAAATTTTCAACAAGGCGCTGATGGTTGACGCCGATAGGCTCGCCGTGCTGATCGACAGCATCGCTGACCGGACCGGCATCGCCTTTGACCCGGCTGAGATGGATCGCGCGAATAGCCGGATCGACCGGCTTCCGGCCGGAGCGCGAAAGACGATGCGCGGGCCGGCTCGCGACCGCTCACCGAATTCGACGGGCAAGCTGTATCCGGTCGAGGCTGGGAGCGCGATCATCGCCGTGCACGGAACGCTCGTGAACCGCGGCGGCTGGATCGGACCATTCAGCGGCCTAACGTCCTATGAAGGTTTGCGGCGGCAGTTTCGTGATGCGGCTGCGGATGACGACGTGAAGTCCGTCGTTCTCGACGTCGACAGCGCTGGCGGCCAAGCCTCCGGAGCTTTCGAGCTTGCCTCGGTAGTGCGCGAGCTCCGCGCATCGAAGTCCGTCATTGCGGTAGTCAACGACATGGCGGCGAGCGCGGCGTTCGCGATCGCAAGTGCCGCAACGAAGATCGTTATCACGCCGAGCGGTGGGGTGGGCTCGATCGGCGTGGTCCTCGCGCACTTTGACCACAGCGCGCGATTGGACAAGGCCGGAATAAGACCGACCTTGGTCCACGCCGGTGCGAGAAAGATCGATGCCAATCCCTTTCAACCGCTACCCGGAGGTGTGCAGAGCAACCTGCAGGCTGAGGTTGACAAGTTCTACGGCATGTTCGTTGAAACCGTTTCGCTGAACCGGCCGACACTCACTCCGGCCGTCATCCGGGGAACCGAAGCCGCGATGTTCATTGGCCAGGCGGCAGTCGACGCCGGCCTGGCTGACGAGATCGGCGACATCGAGAAGGCGCTGGCTGAGTTGAGATCGGCGACGCCACTACAAGCAACTACAGACGGCTTGTATGGCACGCGGCCGGCCAGTGCATTGGCAGGAACGGTACCGGCTCCAACAGCCCCGGCGTCCGGCCTGGATGCTGCGCGCCTCGCCGCCATCCTGGCTCTGCCGGAAGCTGTCGACCGAGAGGACTACGCGCGCAATATGGCCGAACGGGACACTTCGGTGGAAGTATGCAAGGCCGCGTTGAGGAATATGCCGACGAAGGCAGAGCGCGCCGCGCGCGATGCTGCGGCTAAGAGGGCTGTAGCGGAAGCGGCGGAGCGCGAGCGCAGCCAGCAGATTACGCAGTCATGGGCGGAGGTGGTCGATAAGGTCAATGCCCCAATGCGGCGATGATGAACTTCCCCGGCTGGCCCTTGGCAGTCAGGTCATGTCGGGAATGCGCCGCCTGAGGCATTGCGCCTCAGGCGGCGCGGAATATGCGAAAGGTGCAATGATGCGAACTGAGGCGGATGTTCGGTCCGAAGTGATACTGGCAGTTTTCGATGATCGCGACCGCTCGCTCGAAGGCGCCGTCGAGCGAGCAGTTCGAGCTGGCATTGAGTTCGAGCGAGAGAGGATCCGCGCCATTCTGGAGCTCAGCCCGCGTCCCGGGCTCGAGAAAGCGATGATTGCCCTGGCGGTTCATGGCGAAACCACCGTGGAAAACGCTACCAACTTCATTGCGACATATCCGTTCGCGGCAAATTACTCTGAGAGCTTGCGCAAGACGTTTCGAGTGGTGAGCGACAACAGCGAACCAGGAAAGGCGAGCAATGTCTAAGATCATAGAGGCCCGCGCCGTTATCTCGGCCGCCGACAAAACCGGCAACGTCTTTGACGCCATCGCCAAGAAGTTCAAGGGCATCGAGAAAGCGGGCAAATCGCTGGAGGGCATCAAGGCCCCGAAGTTTACCGGCGATATGTTCAAGGAGCTGGAGCGGCTCAAGCTCAGTGAGAAGGAGCTGCAGGGCGTCCGCAAATCCTTCGGCCAATACGAGCAGATGCTGAAAGAGCATCGGCCGAAGGCGGAGCATTATTTCCGCGCCATGAACGACTGGCAGGGCAAGACCGTCGATCACTGGCGCAACGTCAAGGCCGCAGCGGAGGACGCCGACAAGTCGCATAAGAAATTCTTTAAGGGCGCAGGCAACTTCGCGCTCCACGCCGCAGGCATCGGCGGAGCCGCCTACGCCACCGGCCACGCGATCCGCGCCGGCGCCGTCGCGGCCAGTGCGCGTAACCGCGCTGGGGTCCGCTACGAGCAGATGGGCTTGAGCGACGGCCAGCTCGGCGAAGGCAACGTGATCGCGGACAGTATCTCCTCCAAGTTCCCCTCAATCTCGCGCACCGAAGTGCTGGACTATCTCCGCAGCAACGCCTCGCGGCTCGGCTCCTGGGACCGCTCGAAGGAAGTCGCTGAGCCGTTCGCGCGCGCCATGATCGCCAACAAGCTGAACGGCGGCGACGAACACGAAATGGAGCAGGTGGTTCGCGCGCTCGAAGGCATGGGCAAGGCGAACAGCTCTGAGCAGCTGGTGCGAGGCCTGAACGCCTTCTCAAAGGCGAAGGCGGCTAACCCGGATTACACCGGGGAGCAATTCCGCACCGACATGGCGGCGGCGAGCTCGGCCAAATACGCCATGAGCCAGGACTACATGGAGAACGTGTTTCCGATCCTCGCCTCTCACACGTCGGGCTTTGGCAACAAGCTCTCCACCGGCCTCTCCGCAATGGTGGGCAACCGCATGACGGCGCGTGCGCGCAAGGCGCTCACCGAGGACGGGCTGTTCAAGGACGGCAAGCTGATCGACCAAGAGGGCTGGATCTCCAACAATTTCGACTGGACCCAGCACCACATTCGGCCGTTGCTCGAAAAGCAGGGAGTGAAATTCGGCGAGGACATGAGCGAGGAGGACAAGGCCAAGGCGGTCAAGTTCACCTCGGCCCACTTTTCGGCAAAGAATGCCGCGGACCTGGTGCTGACCAATCTTCTGGATCAGCCGCTGGTCGAGCGCGCGAGGAGCCGCCACACGGTCGGCCTCGAGAAGATGGACGACCTCCAACGCAAGGATGCAGGGCTCGCCTTTGAAGGTGTCAAGAAACAGCTCCTCGACGCCAGCACCGCAGTGGCGAAGATCGGCCCGGTGATCGACGCCTTGAACAGCGCGGCCAAGGCGCTGGGCAACTTCACCAAGGCGGTCAACAGCGGCAAGGTCGGAGAGGACACGCGCGGCGGTCGCTGGCTGAAAGAACTGGGAACTCCGGTCGAGGCTCTCAACGAGCGAACCAACCGCGAGAACCTCGCGGCTCAGGCGCGCGAGATCGACGGCAAGCTCGCCGGCGGCTATCTGGACGACGCCACCGCCCGCAAGCTGCGCTTGCGCCGGTTCGACCTGCAGTCCGGCATCGATCAATCGAACAACGCCGCGACCATGCCTTCGATCTATTCCGACGCCGAGATGGAGCAGTGGCAGGAGCGCGCTCGCGAGCATAACCGCGGCAACTACGGCTCACGGCCAGGCGCTCCGACCATCCCCACTCCGACGCCGCGTCCTGCGGAAGCGGGCGCGGGCGGGATGCCTCCGGTGCAATCGCTCGAAGGCGCGAACGTGCAGGCGACGTTGTCCGGATCGGCTGAAGTCCACGGCGAGGTGAAACAGACCATCGTGGTGGAGGCCAGCGAGTATCTCAAGGCGCTGGTTCAGAAGATGGAAAACGGCATCAAGCTGATCGGCTCGCTCACGGCGAACGGTCCCGGCTCGACCGGCAAGAGCAGTCCGGACGCTGCGGCGCCAGCGGTAGGCTTCAACGGGGTTCCATAAATGGCGACGTTCCCTCCCAACACCGCCCCGGCCCCGCCGGTGCGGCCGCAAGCCGTGCGCGCGCGCGACTGGCTGCATACGCTGTGGCCCGCCTCCTACAAAGGCGTGCCGTTCAAGGTGGAGTGGGACGAGGAGGAGGGCTCGCGCCGCATCGTGGAGCACGAATTCCCGATGCGGGACGATCCGTTCCTTGAGGACCTCGGGGAAGGCGTCCGGCATTACCGCTGCGACGCCTACGTGGCATCCGACAGCGCGGACGGCGATGCGGCTTCGGTGATCGCGGTATGCGCCACGCGAGGCGCTGGCGCGCTCGTCCTGCCGTCTCACGGTCCTATCATCGTCCGCGCGCTGACCTTCAAGCGGAACCGGCAGAAGGACAAGCACGGTTATATCGCGCTGGAACTGCGCTTCGCCCGCGAAGGCGCGTCCTCGGCGCTGGCCTCCATCGGCTCGCTGGCGAACCTCGTTTTCGTGCAGGCCGACGCCACGTCGCTGGCGATCGCCAACGCCTTCGTGAAGAGCGTCCAAGTCACCCGCCAGGCGGACTACGTGGTCGCCGCAGTCAGCGACCGCACGCTCGACGCCGTGGCCGTGATGGAAGCGGTGCGGACCTCGCAGCCGGTCGATCCGGTCGTCAGCTCGGCACAGCGGAACGAAATCCAGTCCTTGTTCTCCGACGTGCCCGCTCTGCTCGCGGACCCTGCCGCGATCGCCACGCTCCCGCAGCGCATCGTCGCGGTCGCCCGGGCGCTGGGCGATGCCATGCCCGCCAGCGCGGCGGTCTCGGCGTTCGAGCAAATCCTTACCGATCCCTCGCTGGCCTCGCTTGCCGTCAAGTCCGCTTATCCGACGCCCTCGAGGCGCACCGCGGACGACAATGCCAACGCCGCCTACCAGATGCTCCGGCTCGCGGCGGCGACGGCCTATGCGGAGGCGATCGCCCGCATGTCGCTCCCCGACCGGCCGGCCGCGATCACGCTGCGCGCCAATGTCGTGGAGTATTTCGCGCAACAGACCGACGATCTGCCTTCGGGCAGCATTGATCTCGTGCACGCGATCTCCCTGCTTCGGGACAAGGTCGTCACGTATCTGTCGCGCACGATCATTGACCTTGCTCCGGTGGTCACGGTCGAGGCGAACCTGTCAATGCCGAGCCTGTTCTGGGCATGGCGGCTCTACGCCGACCCGACGCGCTCCCCCGAGCTGGTCGCCCGCAATCGCCTCCCGCATCCGTCGTTCTTTCCGATCTCGTTCGAGGCGTTGTCGCGGTAATGGCGAGCATTGAAACGATCAGCATCAACGGCTGGACCGCCTTTGAGGAAGTCACCGTGCACGCCGCCTTCAACGAGGCGGCGCGCTCATTCTCAGCCACGCTCGCGGCCGAGCTGGGCGCCTCCACCGTCAACCGCATCTTCGACGTTGGCACCGACGTGACGATCACCACCAACGGCGAGCTCCTGTTCACCGGCCACGTCGACCAAAAGGAGCCGCACCTCTCCGCGACCGAGGCCTACATCGAGATCAGCGGGCGGTCGAAGTCGGCCGACCTGGTCGACGGCAGCGCCGAGCACGACACCGGCTATTTCGAGAACAAGACGCCGCTCGAAATCGCGCAGGAAGTTTCCAGCAAATACGGCCCGAAGTGGGAGAGCGATCAGCAGCTGGAGAAGATCGACCAATATAAATTGCAGCAAGGCGAAAGCTGCTTCCGCTGCGTCGAGAAGATGGCCCGCGATCAGGGCATGACGATCACCGGCACGAAGGAAGGCAACGCCAAGATCACGAAGGCGGGAAGCGACCGCCAGGGCGGATCGCTCATCGAAGGCGTGTCGATCAAGATCGGCGTGGCGCATCACAACTCGGCTAATCGCCATTCTGAAATCACCGTGCGCGGCCAGCGCCCGAGTGGCCACGATGACGACAACCTGTGGATCGAGGAGACGGAGAAAGACAGCGCCGTAAAACGGCACCGCGCGCTCATCATCGTGCAGGACAGCGACACCGACAAAAAGCGGGCGAAGAAGCGGGCGAAAAACCGCAAGGACCGCACCGCGGGCAACTCGCTCAAGGCGACTATCACGGTGCAGGGCTTCCACGATGACAGCGGCCAGCTGTGGGAGCCGGGCAATCTGGTCTGGACCGAGAGCCCGTTCCTCGACATCGCGCAAGACATGCTGATCGAGAGCGTCGATTACCACCAATCGGAAAAAGGCAGCATCACCACGCTGAACCTCACCGACCCTCGCGCCTACGGCGGCGAGGGGGCGGGCGGCGGTAAGGGCAACCAATCCGGCGGCGAATGGGACATGGGGGAATAATCGAATGTCCAGCTGGGAGCACGACGACGGCATCCGGGTGACGACGCGTCGCGGCCGCATCACGAAGGTGGACGACAGCGGCACTCAGCAGCTGGTGGACCTCAAGATACTCAAGAACGAATTGCCGAAGAAGGTCTGGCGGCCGATGGACTTCGGCTACTTCTCCGTGCCACCGAACGACACCGACGGCGTCGTTGTGCAGATGGGATCTCGCTCCGATCGCACGCTCTACCTCGACGGCGGCCACAAGGACTATCGGCCGAGGAACCGGCCGGCCGGCTCGGCGGGCCTGTTCGATCAATACGGCAACTTGCTGCAGACCGATAAGGATCACTTCGGCGTCACGCACGCCAAGAAGATCAACCTGCAGATCGGCAAGGGCTACGACGCCAAGGATGCCGCAAATTACAGCGGCCCGACGATCTCCATCGTCGCGGACAGCAACTCGGTGACGATCACTTTCAACGATGCCTCGTTCAAACTGGAAAGCGGCAAGGCCACGGTGAAAGCGCCGACGGTCATCGTCGACAGTCCCGACGTGAACCTGGGCGGCTTGGGCGGAACGCTCGTCGGGCTGTGCGGCGGCGGATGCGCCACGAAAGTTAAGGCGGTCTAAATGGCTTCTCTCCGCATCCGGATCAACGAGGGCGAGGACAAGCAACCGATCCTGCTCTGGGACAGCGTGTGGTCGCCGTCCGAAGGTATGGCCGACTGGGCGATGGCGGGCCCCGACGAGCCGCAGAACCAAGGCGGGCTACGTGCCAAAGCCGCACTGCATACCTCTGTCATCATTGCGCTTTTCACCGACAAGCGAATTCAGGACGACCACCCGCTGCGCTACCTGGTGGGCGACGGTGATCCTCGCGGCTGGTGGGGCGATGGCGCCGACGTGCAGAGCGATCTCGGTGAGACTGAAATGGGATCGCTGCTCTGGGTATTCGAGCGCGCACCCCTCACCGAAGATATTCGGCGTTGGGTCGAGGCGATCGCGCTCGACGCGCTCACGCCGCTTGTCAAACAAGGCGCCGTCACCCGCATCGACACTCAGGCCTTTGCGGAATTCGCGGAGGACCGCTGCGATCTCCTCATCGATCTTTACGGCCGCGACGGCACGCGGTCCTACAGCCACCGCTTTGACGACATCTGGCAGCAGTCGGTGACGTCGCCGGCGCCGAAGCCCTTCCCGCAATTCCCGACGTGAGGCCTGCCGAATGTTCCTGTCATCCTACAAGCTGCCGTCGATCAACGATCTCGTGGAGCGGTCGCGCTCGGCGTTTCGTTCCGTCCTCAAGGGGAGCGATGCCTGGCTGTGGCCGAATAACGTCTACGTCAGCGCCAAGGTCATCGGCGCAATGGTGTTCGAGGCGATGGGCTTCCTCGCCTACGTCCAGAAACAAATGTTCGCTTTCAGCGCGCCGGACATCGAGAGCCTGGGAAATCACGGGATCGAATTTAACATTCCGCAGAACCCGGCCGCGCCCGCCGAAGGCGTCGTCATCGTCACCGATACCGGCGCGGTCTCCATCGCCAACGGCGCGATCCTGCAGCGCACCGACGGTGTGCAGTTCATTGTCACCACTGGCGGCTCAATCGCGACCGCTGGCAGCGTCAGCGTGTCGGTCATCGCGGCGGTGGACGGCAAAATCACCAACTGCAATCCCGGCACCAATCTCTCCATCGTCTCCGGCGTGACCGGGACCGCGCCGACGGCAGCAGTCGACAGCAACGGGATCTCGCTCGGCGCCGACCTCGAGGACATCGAGAGCTGGCGCGCGCGCATCCTGTTCCGGAAGCGCAACCCACCGCACGGCGGCAGCGCCGCGGACTATGTCCAGTGGGCGGGCCAGGTCGCGGGCGTGTCGTTCTATATCGACCGGCCGACCGTCTACGTCGAGAGGCTGTGGAACGGCCCCGGCACGGTGCGCGTGTTTCCGCTGATGTATGATCTCTATGCCAACGGCATCCCGTCGCCCGCCGACGTGGTGCGAGTGCAGAACTACATCGAGACCGTCCGCCCCGCTGGCGCGAGGGTTACGGTAGCCGCGCCGCAGGCTGTGCCGGTCAACATCACCATTTCGGGCCTGCAGCCGAATACATTGGACGTGCAGAACGCCGTGCTGGCCGAGCTGCTCGACACATTCATCCGACTGTCTCGCGTTGCAGGCAATGACAGCAACTTCGGCAGCATGCCGTATCTGGCATATCCCACCTCGTTCTCCCTCTCGTGGATTTGGCAAGCCGTCGCCAATGCGACCGGCGAACAGCGGCACGTGATCGTGTCGCCGGTCGCTGACGTCGCTCTCACCGCAGGACAAATGGCGACGCTCGGGACGGTGACGTTCACCTAAACAGAAAGGGCCTTCGTCACCATGCGCTGTCCAACGCTTGACGACATCACCACGGCCACGCTCGCGCTGCTCCCGCGCGGCCGAGCGTGGCAAACCCGCGAAGGATCGCCGCGTCCTGGGATGGTTGCGGCCTTCAATCCGACCGCGTTCAATCCCGCCGCGTTCTCGGCAGCGCGCAAAAATCCGAGCATCCTTTATCTCTACTGGCGAGCGTTCGCCATCGTGATGCAATACCTCTCCGACCGCATTTGCGCGCTGCGGCTGGAGTTCTGGTGTCAGAGCATCGCCGAGACGCGCGCCGACTGGATGAACGAATACGGCCTACCGGACGCCTGCGATCCCTTCCCTGATCTCTGCACGAAGGTCGCGGCGATCGGCGGCACTCGCTGCGAATACTACGCGGAGGTCGCGGCGCGCTCCGGCTGGTCGATCCAGTGTGGCGAAGCTCTCCGAAGCTGCGGCAGCCACGCCGGCTTCGCGAGGGCTGGCCGCGCAAAGGCTGGTGCGACGCTAGGCTTCTCCGTCCTCCGCATCATCGTCTCGCTTCCCAACAGTCCGGCCTATCAGCCTGTCGCCCGCTATCTGCCTTCGCGTGCTGGCCGGATGCGAGCGGGCCGGCGGCTGTCGTGCCAACCCGATCTCCTACCGTTGCAGTGCATCCTTTCGCGCGTGATCCACGCTGAAATCCTTCAAGTCTATGAGGTGACAACCAATGTCTAGTATTGATCTCCTTGGCCCCGCCAACGCCCCGGGCGCAGTCACGTCGCGCCCCGGTGATACGCGGGCCTTCGGCACCGTCGACACATTCTTCAAGGATTGCAGCTCGCCGCTGCTCGACGACGGCACCGAATTCCAAGCCGCATGGTACAATCAAGTCCTGGCGGTCCTTCGCGCGCTGGCGCGCGGCAACGGCCAGACTGCGGGTGCGATCGACATCGTCACCCAGAACAACGCCGACGACAATCTGGTGCTCAAGGCCGTCCAGCACCTGATCCAGCGCGGACAGCCGCAATGGGCGGTCGACACTGGCGCTGCGAACGCGATGGTTATCGCTCCGACGCCCGCCGTGGCAGAGTACACCCCCGGCCTTCGCTTTTTTATCAAGACGGCCGCCGCGCCGACCGGGCCGACGACGCTCAACGCCAGCGCCTTGGGTAACGCCAACGTCTACAACAACGTGAACCAGCCGCTGAGTGGCGGCGAATGGGTCGCCGGTCAAATCATCCAGGTCGCCTATGACGGCGCTAACTTCCAGCTCGTCTGGATCAAGCAGCCGGGCGCGCCGATCTACCTCAACACGACGCGAGACTACTACATCAACTCCGTCACCGGTTCGAACAGCAACGATGGCCTGACGCCGGGCACGCCTTGGGCGACGCTGGCCTTCGCCGCGCAATTTATCTCGCGGTTCAATTTGAATGGCTTCAATCTGAATATGCACGTCGCGAACGGCGGCTATGCCAGCGTTTCGCTCCCGGGCCTTTCCGGTACGGGCAAGGTGAACTGGATCGGCAACCTCGCGTCGCCCGCGAGCTGTGTCATAACCGGGACCAATTCGTCGTCCGTGTTCAGCCTTGGCGCGTCCGGCCAGCATACAATGGACGGCTTCCGAGTGACCGCCTCGGGCGCGGCCCCCGGCGACGGCATTTGCGGCTTCTCCTGTGCCGGTAACAACACGCTCGTTTTAGGGGCCATCGACTTCGGCCCCTGCGTCGGCGCTCACATTTCGGCATCGCAAAATGCGCTCGTGTCGAACCTCACTGCAGGCTGTCTCTGGACAATCAGCGGTGGCTGTAGCGGGAACGCCCTCGAAGACGGATCGTTCCTATATACCTACGGTGGGAAATTTATCACCAACTCGGCCGGTGGCCCGGCGATCAACGTTCCAGGGCCGATCACGCTGGCCGGATCGTTCGTCGAAGCACACTATTCGGCCTTCGCACAGTTGGTCTACGCATCGTTGACTGGCGGCGGCAACGTCACCGGTCGACGCTTCCTGTCGGACACCAACTCTAACATTTCCGTCGCTGGCGGGGGCGCGTCTTACTACCCCGGCACGATCGCCGGCGTCGCATCTTCCGCCACCTTCGGCAGTTACACCTAACAGGGCAGGGACCAATGATTAGTTACAATCCGCGAAACTGGTACTGGGCTGTCCTCGGACGGTCGACACAGGTTTTTTCGAGTGCGACCGGCGGTTATGTCGATCTCACCGATGCGACGTTCAAGGCGTGGCTCGACGGCGGCGGCCACGCCACACTGATCGACGGCGAGGCGAGCCTGATTGCCGTTCTCGCGGAGGCCGCGCCGGACATCGTCGTTCACACACCGGCCGGACTTGCTGCCTATGCGGCGACGGCCCGGTACGCGAAAGAGAATGCCGGAATTGTTTTCAACGGCATCCCGATCGCCACAGATGACCGCTCAAAGCAGATGCTCATGGGCGCGCGGATCGCAGCGACTGCGGATCCCGCGTTCAAGGCGAATTGGGCGGGCTCGGACGGCAACGTCTACTCGCTGACGGCAGATCAGATCATCGCGGTATCGAACGCGGTGCTGGCTCACGTCAACTCCTGCTTCGATAAATTCGCTGCGGTCAAGGCCGCGATCGCGGCGGACACCGTACAGTCGAAGGCGGCGGTCGACGCTCTGTTCGCCTGACCTCCGAAGGGTTTCAGATCGCCAAAGGCCGCCCCACCGGGCGGCCTTTTCATTTGGTCATTGAGAAGCGAGAAGCATCACCATGCCCGTCAAGCACAATCATCATTCGGGCGCTCCGGATAACGGCGATCCCACCGAAATCCAGCCGTCGCATTGGGATGCCGACCATGTCTTGACGGGCTTCCTCGCGCTGCTGGACGCGCTGGTTGCTGCACCGAATTCGATCATCACGCTCGATGGCGCCGCGCAGCCCTCGACTGTACTGCTGTCGACGCTTGCTCCGTCGTTTTCCCCGAACTTCACCGGCGTCCCGCTGGCGCCGACGGCCGCGCTCGGCGTGTTCACCAATCAGATCGCGACGATGGCGGCGGTGCAAAACGCGATCAGCGCCCTCGTGGCTTCCGCGCCTGGCACGCTCGATACGCTCAATGAAATCTCCGCCGCGCTCGGAGCCGATCCTAACTTTTCCGCGACCATGCTCACCGCGCTGGGCAATCGTCTCCGCGTCGACGCCGCGCAAGGACTGACGACGCCGCAGAAGGCGCAGGCGGTCGCCAACCTCGGGCTTGCCGTCGTCGCGGTGTCCGGCGCCTACGCGGACTTGTCCGGCAAGCCGACGCTCGGCACCGCAGCGGCGCTGAATGTAGGCACCGGCGCGAACCAAGTCGTGCAGCTGGACGGTTCCGGGCACATGCCGGCGGTCGACGGATCGGCGCTGACCAACGTTATTACTACCGGCTCTATTCTTTATTCCGCATCGCAATCGCTGACCGACGCGCAAAAGCTGCAAGCGCTATCGAACCTCTCGCAGGTTCCGCAGTGCGGGCGTTTTGTGTACTCCAGCGCGACGGCTTGCCAGTTCGCCCCGTTTCGCGGCGACCTGATTAAAATTAACGGCCTTGTGTACCGCATCCCGGGAGCGGGCATCGCCGGCCTCGCCAACACCGGCATTTTCATCAACGGAGTAGCCGGGCAAAATCTGGCGGCCTCGACGCTGTATTATGTCTTTGCGTTCATCAACGGCGGCGTCATCACGGCGGATTTTTCCAACACCGTCGGACACGCCACCGATACTTCCGCAGGAAACTCCGGCGTCGAAGTCAAGAACGGCGACGGCACCCGATCGCTGATCGGCATGATCTACACCAACGGCAGCAGCCAGTTTCAGGACAACACCGCTACGACGGTCGGGGTTATCTCGTGGTTCAATCGCCGCCAACGGCAGATGCAATCGGCTCTGGCAAATTCGGGGACGATCACGACGACCTATTGGCAGGAAGTGGCCGCCGCTATGCGGCTGTCGTTTCTGGTTTGGTCCGATGAAAATTGGGTCACTGCGACCGCGACCGGAGATGCCGCGGTGACAGGCGCTGCGGCGAACTACGGGATTGGCATCGGGCTTGATGGCGTCACTGGCACGGCGCTGTTGCCCGGCTACGCTGTTCCGTATTTCACCAACTCCAACCACAACGCCGTATCGGCAGCGGGAGCCGGGGTCGGGCTTACCGAAGGGGCTCACTTCATCACCATGCTAGGCGGTGCCAACGCCGGCAGCGTTCAGTATGCAACCTGCGGCACGACGGCGCGGTTCAGCGGCTAGGCATCTAAGGCCGCCCTTTCGGGGCGGCCTTTTCAATTTTGACGGGGGCATATTTCATGACGCTTCGCATTGAGGAGCAGCTGCTCCGTCGCATGTGGCCGCACGGCGACAGCCACATTCCCGGGCTCATCAAGGGCATCGCTCAATCGTCGGAGGCGGTGCTGCGGAAACGCAACATCACCACGGCGCTCCAGCTTGCTCACATCATGGCGCAGCTCAGCCTCGAGTGCGGCGGCGGCACCGAAGTGGTCGAGAACCTGAACTACACCACGCCGCGCGCGATGATGACCGCATGGCCGCGTCGCTTTCCGACGGTCTCCTCGACGGTCGCCTTCCTTCACAATCCCCGGAAGCTGGCGAACAACGTCTACAACGGGCGCATGGGCAACCGCCCGGGGACCAATGACGGCTACGATTTTCGCGGCCGCGGCGGATCCCAGACCACCGGCCGCTCTGCCTATGACAAGCTCGGCCGCGCCTCGGGCCACGACCTGATCGGCAACCCCGATCTCCTCAACGATCCGGAACTGTTCTTCGACTTCGCGGTGGCCGACTTCATCATGTGCGGCTGTCTGCCTTATTGCTCGCCGCGCCCGGGCCTGCCGCTCGGCGACATCCTCGGCGTCACTCACCATTTGAACGGCGGCACCAACGGGCTGGCCGGGCGCAAGGAGTGGTTTGCTCGCTGGTGGCCGGTGCTCAGGGGCATGGACGCCGCAGCGCGGCCGGTGGCCCTTCTGGCGCCGCCTGTGAACGACGACGACGCGGACGCCGCTCCGACGCTTGCGGACGCTCCTGGAACGGCTCCAGCTGCCGAAGAGCCGGTTCCGGAGGACGACGGCGTGCTGCGCTACGGCTGCGGCCACGACAAGCCGGACTTCAAGGTCAAGGCGCTGCAGGAGCTGCTCGCCTCCAAAGGCTACACCACTGGCCGGATGGACGGCGACTTCTCGACCGGAACCCGGGCTTGCGTCCTCGCCGCGCAGGCCGACAACGGCCTGCCGCTCACCGGCGAGGTCGACCCCGCGACTTGGGCCGCGTTCCAGAACATGCCGGACAAGCCGGTGGCGGAAGATCGAGCGAACGCCACGGCTGGCGATCTCGCGGCCGCAGGCTCGGAGACGGTGCGCGACGGCCAGCACGTGGGCCTGATTGGCAAGGGTCTCGCCTTCCTCGGCGTCGGCAAAGCCGCGGACGCGACCGGCGCGCTCGATCACGTCAAGGGCGCCGTCGACCAGGTCAACACCGCGCGCTCCATCCTCGACAGCGCCGGCGACGTACTGACGTGGGCGGCCTCGCATTGGTGGATCGGCGCGCTCGGCGTCGGCTTCCTCGCGTGGGTGCTCGGCAATCGCATCATCACCAAGCGCGTTCAGGACCACCGCAGCGCGCGCATTCTCTAGGGGAGACACACCATGATCGCTTTAATCACCCGCGCCGCGGGCATGTTCGGCTTGAGCCTGGCCCCGCTTTGGGCCGGCGCGATCGCCGCCCTCCTGATCGGAGGCGGCTTCGGCGTCTACAGCCTCAAGCTCTACAACGCGGGGTACCGCTCCGCCGATAGCAAGTGCCAGGCGGCGGCGCTGCAGTCCGAGATCGACGCGTTGAAAGCGGATCGCGACAACGCGAAGCGGGCGGCTGGCGACGCCGCGCTCCGTCTCGCCACCATCGAGAAGCAGTCCACAGAAAATCAGGAAAGGACATCAGCCTATGTTGCCGAACTCGAACGAGCAGCCGCCGCGCCGCCGCCGAAGGACGGCAAGCCTGCTGTTGGGAAGCCTTGCGCTCTCACTGCCGCTGATCTCCGGGGGATGCGCGCACCAGTCGCCCGCGCCCGTCCCATTCGCCCGCGACCTTCCGTCGGCCCCCGATGGCTTGCTCCAGCCGGTAGCGGTCCCGCCGTTAAAGCTAGGTGAGGACGCCCGGATCCCGCTCGCCAAGACGCGGGATGCTCTCGAAGAAGCCAACTCGCGCTTGTCCGGCGGCGCGGGTTGGTATGACAGCGTGCGCCAGGACTACGGAGCCAAGCAACAATGAGCGAGTGGGCCATCATCATCGCCGCGATCAGCCTCGAGGTGGTCATTCTCACCAGCGCCGTCGGCATCGTCTGGAAGCTGTCGCGGATCGAGCTGGCACTCCGATCAGACTTCACGGAGAAGCACACGCTATTGGCGGCCCACTTCGCCGACAAGCACTCCTCTATCAGTGCCGACTTCACCGAAAAACATGCCCTGTTGGCGGCGAAGGTCTATCAAATCGAAATCTGGGCGCGAGACGAGTTTGTCCGCAAAGGCAGCTTTGACACAGTGGTGGCACGGCTGGAAAAGACGATGGAGTTGATGGCAACCAAGATTGAAACCGCCGTCGACAAAATGGCGAGCCGCATCGAGAACATCGGCCGCGACCACCACGCCTAAACCCTCAATCGGAGCATCACCCGAATGAAGCGAACCATGATCGCGGCAGCGTTCGCGCTTGTCGCCCTTTCCGCGCCGGCCGAAGCCCGCCGTCACAAGCCCACCGACGTGCCGACCGTCTGCGCCAACCCGGTCGACGTCATGCGTCCCTGCGCGTTCTACTTCACCGACGGGATCCGTTCCGTGTTCAGGCAGATCGGCCGCGGCGTTGGCGGTGCTGTTACACCCTCGCACCGTCGAGGGAGGGTTCTCGGCGGACGCCCTGCGGCCTGTCGCGGCATCCCGTGGTGCGGCTGTTGGCTGCGGCTGCAGAAGGGCATCGCGGATCGGCGGCTCAATCTGGCGCGTGCCTGGGCGAGTGTCGGTGTGAGGGCTGGCGGACCCGCCGCCGGCGTCATCGCCGTGTGGCGTCACCACGTCGGGGAGATCGTCGCCGTTCCCGGGCCCGGGCGCATCATCCTGCGCTCCGGAAACGACGGCCACGCCGTTCGCGAGCGCGAGCGTTCCACGAGCGGCATCATCGCCTATCGGCGCGTCTGAACGCGCTGGCAATTGGATCGAGCCTATTCCTGTCAATTCGCGAGGTTCACATGAGCGGCATCAAGGTGTTCTGGCTGGAGCCGACCGATCGGGAGCGGCACTGGCTGCGGCGCTTCTCAAGCAGCGAGAAGCGCAAATGCGGCGTGTCCGCATCGTACTGCAACGCCATGTTCGAGCTCGGCGAGGCGGACATTCTCTACACCAAGGACGGCTACATCGACGGCGCGCGCAAGGGACCGCCGACGACGGATCCCCGCTGGCCGACGAAGTGCACCAGATGCGGCGTACCGTTCGCCTCCGACGATGCGTTTCAGGTATTCGGTCGACAGGTTTACGTGAGGCCGGACACCGGCTTTCGGTGCACACTGGAGGAAGCGCCGCCTGGCGCTTGTTGGGATGCGTGGTGGATCACCGAGCGGAAAAAGAACGGTCCAACCGGCTGCGGCTATCACGTCGGCCCCGATCACCGCTGCCTGATCGTCAAATGTCCGGACGGCCACGATTGGATGATTGACGGGCGCGCCAGCAACTGCACGCGACCGACCGACAACACGCACCATTGCTGGGTCCGGCACGGCCGCCCGGAGGACGGTACCCTGCACGTCGACAAACTCGGCGATACCTGTGCCGCCGGCGCCGGGTCGATCGTGACGCCGAAGTGGCATGGCTTCCTGCGCCACGGCGAACTGGTCACTTGCTGAAAAGAGTTCTGTGCTGTGTCGCGATGTTGCGGCTGGCACTCTGGGCGATCCCCGCCCTTGTGAATTGGTTCAGGCGCGCGAGCGTCTCAAGTAACCGACGCGGATCGCCTTCCGCGTCCGGTCGCCCTTTGCCATAGGGGGCGTATCCTACGAGCAAACTGCCCCGCGCTTCGGCGCGGGGCTTTTTTTGTGTCCGGATTTAGAGCGGCGGCGCGGGCGAAAAGAACCACAGCACCGCCGCGATGCAGGCCGCGATGCCTACGAGAACGACGAGCGACCGCCGTGCCAACTTCGAGCCGGCGATCGCCAGCACCACCAGCATAAAGAAAATCAGGAAGGTCCAGGTCAGGCCGGTCATCGTTGCTTCACTCCAGTTGGTTCGATGAATACCACGGGTTCGAACCTCTCATAACGCCATGAGCCTCCGGACCATGAACGGCAGACCGGGCCGCCGTCCACGATGGCCCGAACTTGCCACAGGTTTCCGGCCCATTCGAACTTCGCTCCGACATCGACCCAATCAGGTAGTGTCACAGTGCCGGTCATTTCCAAGGCTCTCCGTTCGGTTTCTTGATGTTCACGTTGCCGTCGGCGTCGACCGTGGTTTCCGCGAAGTGCCCCGGGACGACGAGGGGGTTCGCCGGGTTGAAACCGGCATGGTGCAAGACGGGTCGCTGGCCCTTTCCGACGGCCTCGATCTCGTCGGCACACACCCTCAATTCTTTGGCGACGTTGCCAGCATACGGCTCGCCAAGACACTCGGCGATCTCCCGAATTTCATCGGCGATCTCGCTTAGGGGCCTGACGCCCGCGTTTTCCAAATCTCGTTTTGTCCTATTGGTTTCCATCGTGTCGCGCCTCGGCGTTTTCCAAAAAATGCTAGTAGTTTCCGATACCGCGACGAATTTTAAGTCCCTTGCGTCTACCAGTTCCGCCACGTCCGCTTTGGTCACGAGATCAGGTACTTAGCTTGTTTCCTTGGGCAAGGGAATGAGGCCTGCGCGGCAGGAAACGCGCCCTTGCTTAGCGCATGATCCGCCAAAAAGCATGCCCTGGGGTTAACCGGGGTCTGCCGGCGGTTGGGCGGCAAGGTCGATCGGCCGTTTCGATATTTAGGGCCCTTGGGCTAAAGCAAAGCCTCAATGCGGACATCTGCGCCTGTTTTACGCTCCCGCAAGCTTTGTCGGTTTACCAAGGTCACATGATCGCCCGCATACCCCTTTCCCGGCCACCGCTGCGCGCCGCCATGGCGATGGCGCTGCTTGCGCTTGCCGTCGCGCTCGCCGGCTGCGCCGACATGAGCGACACCATGACCACGGCTTTCGCCGATCCCGCCAAATATGATCTCTACGATTGCAAGCAGCTGGAGACCGAGCGCAAGACCCTCGCCACGCGCGCCGCGGAATTGCAGGGGCTGATGGCGAAGGCCGACACCGGCGTCGCCGGTCCTGTCGTGGCCGAGCTCGCCTATCGCAACGAGTATGTCTCGGTCCGTGGCCAGGCGAGGTTTGCCGATGAGGCCTGGCAGCGCAGCAAGTGCCATGCCTCGCCGGCCGCTCCCGACACGCCGCCTGCGGCCGCCAAGGCCGCGCCGTCGCGGCCGGGCAGGGCGGTCAGGTAGCCCGGCGGGCAAATCAGTCATTTGGCTGTCCAGCCCCTTCCGAAAAAATATTTCGCTTAACATGTCGGGCAAATCAGGGGCACTGAGTCGCGCGTCTCGAGCCACAGAGGGGCGTTGCGCAACGTCATCAACGCGGCACGGGATGCGGTGGACGCTGATGGCACAGTTTGACGAATTGTGCCGACGCGGACGGTGAAGTCGTGTGGTCCTGACGCCCCGACGCTGGCGTCAAGTTCGCGGAAGGCTACTTTCGCGGATGACGGTGGCAAAAGAGCCCGGTCACCGGGGAGAGCACGAAGGAAACCGTTAAAACCATTGCGCGGGGAATGCCGGGTGATTCCGGTGTGACCGTGGTGACTAACGCGCGTGCTTTCTACACCACACGCGCGGCTGCGGGCGCACTGGGCGCCCGGCATTCCCTGCGCCCTCTGATTGAGAGGGCGGAGATTCACAGCAAACCTCGCGCGAAACACGCGGCGAGATCGCTTCCGTTTGTCGTCGCCCGGCTTGACCGGGCGATCCAGTATTCCAGAGACGTCAA